CGAAGGCAGGTTGACATCATCTGCACGGCGGGGGTGCAGCGCACGTTCCACCTGGCGCTCGAGGTCCTGACGCTTGTGAAATTTCTGCACGCTTGCGAGCTCGATTGGCATGCGGGCGATGAGGTCATCTGTGACATCCTTCTGACGACTACCCTCTTGCACAAAGTTGGGGGCCTCTTTGATCTTAGCCAGCTTAACCAAGGATTTGCGAACCTCTTCACGTGCCTCGTCAGAGGCGTAGTTATTCCCATCAAAAATAGGAGAGCCGTCAGCGAGTTTTAAATCGCGGCCAAACTCTTTCTGTAGATGTCCCTCTACCTCGAAGGCAGGGAATGTGCCCCCTTGGAAGAAAGCCTTCTCAACCTGGAAGTCAGCGAAGCGTTGGATGCTGCCACCAGTTTCAATTGAAGAGGCCAGGAGGTACTTGGCCAGATTACCTTCAGCAGGGTTTGACAACTGGATCGCAGCCACGACGAGTGGCAGGTCGTCAGCAGGTAACCCAGCCAGGACGTCGCCCAAGGTGTCATAGTCTGCCAGGAAAGCACTAGTCCGCGAGACACGCAGCGCCGCGGGACTCATCTGGTTCTCGAGGTTGAAGAGCCGCAGGATGCGGTCATCTTCGAGTACAGCCTGCTTCGCGGTGTCGGCGCTGATAGTTTTTTCGGTAGGCTGCGATGTTGCCCCTCCAAAGCCCAAAGGGCTGACGGGGATAGCGTTTCTGCGATCCGCCTTTTCCTGCCCGTGGACGCGGCGGTCTTCAATCGCGGCGTCCACGGTTTTCTTGTCGGCGCCCAGCAGGGTTTTCTGTGAGCGGGCGCTGGCGATCTCGGCGAAGTCCTTGGCGACCTGCCCTAAATCCTTCGGACGTTTCTCAGCGCCACCATAGGCAGCGGTCAGGGGGTCACGCGGGTCGAGGTCGGGGAAGTGCGACATTGCGAAACCTTCCAGGACACCCTGGTCAGGCTCATTGGTCAGCAGTCGATGCGCGGTCTTGTAATTCAGTTTTGGTTTGGCCAGCGGCACGGCCTTGCGGAAGGCGTCGAACTTTTTCTGCTCGTCGTCGGTAAAATACGATTGAAGCCCAGAGAGTTCCTGAACCTGTTTTCGGAGGTCACCGTATTGAGCGTTGGGGTCTTTCGGAACCTGTACAGCCATTATGGAATCCTCAGTTTAACCGTGTCGATAAGTTCCTGTCCGAACTGCAGCGCCTGTGCCGCGTCGGGGCTGGTCTCGAACATGGACTGCCCGAGTTCTTTAAGTGTGGTCGTCGAACCCGAGATGAAGTCACTACGGGTCTTCCAGGTACGGATCGGTGCGAAGTAGTCCTGTTCCAAAGCGTTGACTTCGTTTATAGATAATGCGCTGCCTTTGTCTGTGGCCTCCTGCTGCAGCAACTGATCCCAACCTTTCATGTACTCAAGGAAAAACTGAGTGGCTTCGTTCGTGGACTTTATTCTCCCACTGTCGTCCACATCGACTTTACCCTCAACCTTTTCAAAATTGAAGACGCCCTTGTAGTTCACATCGTTGAAGGTGTTAGCTGTGTCGATCTTTATCTCGAGCTGACGGTTATCCATAGTCGTGGACGCGGTCGAAAGTGCGGAGGTGATGGAGTCGTTGATCAAGCCCGTGTAGTACATACTCATAGAAGAGTCGTCGAGTGCCAACCGGTCTAGGACCAGTTGTGCTTCGGCTACCGTGCCAGAGCCCGTGGCCAGACTGCGCGCGACCCCCGCGGCGTCACCATAAGTTTGCTGCCTGATGTCGGGGTCGTTAGCCTTAGCCTTCTCTTCGGTGTCGGTCTGCTTCTGAATCAAGTCAGCTTCGCGTTGCGTGGCTTCAGCCCATTTGGCAGCAGCGACTTCGGGGTCAGAATACCAGGCGCCAAACTGTTCGCGGCTGGCTGTGGTACCTTTCTTGACCGAGTATTCCATGGAACGCATGTTGCCCTCAACCAATCGAGCACGAGCCTCGGCTTCGAGGTTGGCTTGTGCTTTGGCTTCGGCGTTGTCAATACTGGCGTTGGCTAATGCGGCTTCGTCGTCAGAGAAGGACCACTGGCCTTTATCTTTACCTGTGTTATCTTCGACGAGTGCGCGTGCGCCCTCATAGTCGCCCAGAGAGATCATGAGGTCGGTACGGCCAGTGATAGCCCTCTTCTCAACTTCATTCCACCTAGCTTGTTTGACGGCAGGGTCCCAGCCCTGACTCTTGGCGATGGTTTCGTGCGCACCCAAGGCTTCACTGATATGAAACTCATCTCCTGAATTTATGAAACCTTCGACGCTGGTCTCGATGAGACTCACGTTAACTTCGTTCTCGGCGACCTGATACTGATTGGTCTGGTGCTGCGCCACACGCTGTCGATCGTTGACGGCGGACCGATCCCAGTTTTGGTTGAATATGTTGAGCTGGCGCTGGTTCATGCCGTCGCTGACTTTCTTGCGGATCTCTTCCAGACCTGCTTCTGTAGTTGCACTGGCGCTGAACGCATTCTGTCCCTTGAGATCGAGCTGGCCACTGACCAAAGTCATAGCCTCATCACGGGCCTGGGTGTAGGCGTTTTTGGCCACGAAGCTATCTTGACGATCCATGATGTTCTGGCCGGCGGCACCCACCTGTTTAACAGCTTGCCCAACTTGACCCAGCGCCTGAGCCTCCTGCCCACCGAACTGCGCGGCGCTGGCACGGGCGATTGGGATACGTGAGGACCCCGTTACTTTTCTTTGTCCGACCCTTGGCATTAGGCCCTCCCCTTCTTAGGTACGATGAAAGAATTACCCGCGGAGGCAGCGCCAGAAAGCAGGCTTGCACCAGCTTTGAGTCTACTTGCTGCGACCGCGGATTCACCTTGTCGGGCGTCGAGTTCCTGCTGACTGCGGATGCCAAATATTTCCTTGCTGGCGCCCAAATCAATCTGGGCCTTGTCGGAGATGAACTTCTCGGATAGATCGTTTTCCCAGTCCAGGGCTGAGCCTGAATCCAGGCGGATGTTGGAGCCTGCGAACTGCGTGCGGCCCGCACCTTTCTCCCCCAGGAATTGATGAGCTAGTAGCTGTTTATCGGCCTCGGCACGGTCCGTGGCATCGGCTGCAGCGATCTCACCCAGGGCGATGTTGTGCTCGGCTGCGGACTTAGCGGCCTGCCCCTGTTGCAAAGCGCTACTGGCCTGCATTAAAGAACTGGCCACAGTAGCCCCTAGTATTACGGTCGGTGTACACATAGTCTATCTCCTCATCTCAAATCTACAAAAAGGGCGTTGCTCAACCCCATGGGGCTCGGCGTCAAAAAGGGTGAACCCACACCACTTCAGCCACTTGATGCTTGTAACATTGCGTTCATCAACCCAATTCTCAAGGAAAGAATGTTGGGCAAGCATATCACGCACACATCCGCGGCTCTGTCTCAGGAAGCGAATCGTGATGCTGGTGAGCTCATCAGTAGCCAGCAACCAAGGGCTGCCGCGCTCACTATCCACCTGTTCAGCGCCGACACCGAATACGCCGATAGCGTATTCGCCTTTGCGTATTGCCCAAGACAATGTGGACTGCTCGATGGAGCTCTCTACCGCGATCCCAGGCTCAAGATTGTGCGATGCCCAGATCTCCTCACGGTCGCTGTCGCGCATGAGGGCTGCGACACGCAGGGCGTCGCCGGGTCGGATTGAATCTACTCTAGTCATCTCCAGCCTCTACCTGATCAATGTGGGAAAGAATCGTCATAGGTAAAGGGTGGGATTGGCGGACGTGAATCCTGCCGTTGCTATTCCAATCTGGAGTAAGGGGGATGTCTTTTTTGCCGGTGAACATTCGCGTGTGTTCATCGTAGTCTTCGTCAGTACGGAAAGCGAACTCTTTCAAATTATCTTCATCTGGGCCCACTTCAATTCCGCGGGTGTTTTCCATGGACAGCACGACAGAGTTCACGTTTTTGACGTGGCCGAAGCCCGTGCCCTGCTCCGTTGCCAGATCGACGTCCAAGGTTTCAAAGTCCGAGGCATAGCCTCTGCCAATGTGAACTTTGCTGTACGCGGGGGAGAGATCAAATTCACCTAACGAGTCTACCTCAACATCGTTGACGACGTTACCATCGGCAAGCACGGTGCAGGTCTCATTGGCGAGGTGCAGTGCTCCTGTGAAATGGGTTGCAGGCGATCCGTCGTAGCTGATCGAATCGTCAAGGAAGCAGGCATCCGCCAGGACACCACCAGGGAGCCTCTTGGTCACGTATTCGATGTGGCGCACGGTTGCGGCGTTGACCGTCCGCTTAACGGTGAAGTATGGGACGTCGCGCCCATCACCTCTGATGACGACTACGGACTCAAAGGACCCATCGGTATCCTGTGTGGTCCAAGCAACGACGTCGTGCTCTCGCAGGTACGTCAGCGTGACCAAGTTACCACTGGACATCACGCACCAGAGTATTGAGTCGTCGCGCTGGTAGGCCCAGTCCACGATCTGATCATTTTCAAATAAGTGGTTGGATAGAATCTCGAGAGGTGTACCCTCCAGACCTCCGGACTGAACCTGGAAAAACATCTCGCGCACACCCCTGCGGAAATCGGGGACCATGAGCAGCGTGTTGCCTGCCACGATGGGTCGGACATAAGATCCACCATCTGAGGATTCCAAATCGTAGCGGGTGGTCGAAGGGGACAGCGCGTCATTATTAGCGCCTGAGCTCATGTTGTAAACACCACCATCAGTCACAACGATAAGGTCCTTCATAGGGACGAGGTGCAGGATGGAGTTGACCTCGTTTGAATCAAGCTGTGCGGTTATGGCGTCATCATCTTTCAGCGGGCGGCTCACGGACATATCTGTCATCGATCCGGTCCGCGTCAGGTACGTGGTCGTGGGGGCGGCTATCGAACCAGCGTAGGTCTTGCGCTGCTGGTGGATGCTGACAGCCCTTGGGTAGTTTCCAACACCACTCAATGGGTCACGGAAAACCTTGGGGCCATCTGCACTATCGGGAGCGATGTTGTCATCTCTAAACTCTACCCCTGTAGTCGAGCCGATGAAGCCGAAGTAGCCGCGGCTGTTCTTATAGACTACATACTGGTCCGCACCTTCGACAGGGACCCAACTCAGTGTCACATATTTCCCTGTCTGCCACTCAGAGGAGGCGTGCCCTGTTACAGTCTCAATGTCTGAAACCAAGGTCTCCTCTCCCGCTGCGTTTAAGGCAGCCACCTGGTATTCTATATCAAAAGCTGCAGTCGGGGACGTGCCGTTGAAAGAGCCTGTCAAACCCGTTGGCGCGTCGAGCTCCGCACCCCGAGTCACGGCACCCATTTCCCAATGGTCGAGGAACCGAGTCAGCGCGTATTCAGGGTAGCTGTCGTGGGTCAGATACAGAACATCTTCTCGTTGCGCGTACCTAATCTCCAAGAGGTCCGCCTCCGCGTATGGGGAAGATACATCTGGAACCTCAACGACCGCGCCGTCGACGGTCAGGGGGTAAACATTGGTGGCTTCACCTTGGCTGAAATACAGCTCATCGTCGAGAGTGTCTCTGAAGCAGCCCGCGTTGTTGAACTCCGTGATCTCGTAGCTGTCGCCGTTGCTGGTGCCTAGGTCTTTTGTCACGGTCAAAGCCGTGGCAGTGTTGCTAACGATCAGATCCGAGGTGCCTGCTGTGGTGTTGTAAACCGTGAAACCCGCGAACTCGTTGATTGTCCAAGCCTGTGTGCTGTCAGTTAAGACCGTGGTCTCGGGCCCATTATCTGTGACGCCGCTGTCCGCCAGATCCGTGGCGCCTGAGTCGCTTACTTCAGGCACCAGACGGAAAACGAATCCGTCGGCGGGGGTGATTCCTGAATATTCTTTTACGGTGAGTTTGCAGTCCCCTGAAGCCAAGGCATAGTTGGCAAAATAGTTTCCGGTGAGCCCTGTGGTGTCTTCAGTGGACCCGGGCACTTGACTTGGGATATTATAGTTTGAGTTTGTCGTATAGTTAAATTGCCAGTGGCCTGGTCTTGATACCGAGATTTGATCCCCATCACGGTTTACTTCAAGCGTCACCTCTTCACCAAGTGGGATCGAGTTCCCTGTGTTATTAGTGTAATGGGATGTCGAAACACGGTAAAACCCAGTAGGTTCGTAAGCGCGGAGGAGGTAAATATTCCCGTTGCTGTGAATGACTAGACCGCAGGAAGCCAGTATTTTAAATCCGGAAGCTGGCAGCGCGTCCAGGGTGAAGGTGAGCCGGTACCGGATCTGGTCGTGCTGGGGATTCGGCGCCTGGATGTAGTCGCCGCTATCGTCCAGCGTGCAGGCATTCGTCACCCAGCCGTCAGTGTTCGCAGGGAAGTCCGAGATCACGTTGTCCTGGACCAGGCGCATATTCAAGTCCGTGAACTCGATGAACAGCTCGTCGGTAGCAGAGAATTTGAAAGGGATCAGGCGGGCGAACTCATCATCCTTGGCGTGGCCGACGTGAGCGGTGCCCGCACGGTTGCTGATGCCACCATGGGTTTTCACCAGGAGGTTGTTGGCTTCGGCGAGACCGATCTGCCATTTGGCTAGGTCGTTGCGGGAGCGGAGCGAGGGCGCCAGGACTCCAGCGGCATAACTGGATTGCTGGGTTCTGCTCATTGTCGGGCTCTCACTAGTTCGCTAGTTCGTGCGGAAGCCACGGACCTCGAATTTGCGGAGATCGCCGTAGCGCCGATGAGGGCTTCCTTGTATCCTTTCTCGGCACGGTCGCGTAGTGCGAGCTTACCGGTGACCGGCAGGGAAATCATGAAGGCCAGGTACCAGGTGAGGACGTTGGTGAAGGACTCCTCGAAAAGGGCCTCGCTAGTTATGTCGATCGAGTAGATCGCGAAGGCGTCTTCGAGATTGGTGACGATCTTGTCACCGACGATATCGTAGAGCACAGGGGTTTGAGAGTTGAGTGCTGGGGAGTAGACCATCTCACCACCTGAGAAAGAGCGCACGAGGTCTGTGCCACCTTCAGGAGCGAGGGATCGGATGCGGAGGCTGACGGGCTTCTGGTATTCAAAGTCCCAACCGAAAGGGTCTGTTGCAGTTAAGGCCAGAGCTTCTACTTTTTTATTGAAGTTCCAGTTAAACTTGGTCTGTAGGAAGCGGCGTGCAGTGTCGTAATGCAGTTTGCAGGCCTCAGCTCCTACATCGTTTTGCTGGTCAATATTCTGGATCTTCTTTTGCGAGATGTGCGAGAGCGCGATGTTGCAGATCGTAGTTTGGTTAGCCATAGTTTCCTCCGAAGGAAAAGCGGCGAGGCCCCCGAAACGAGGGCCACGCTACATTATTGCCCTAAAGCGTCGGTCTTGGCCTCATCCAGCAGCGCCTGGAGTTCTTTAAGCTCCAGACGTTCGCTATAGACAACACCAAGATCGTCTAACTCCTGCCTAGGAGCTTCGCGGTTATCAGGGAGACCGGTTTTGACAAGCTGTGCATTGTCATCAGCGACCTCGATCTCCTCGAAGAAGCGCTCTTGCGCGTTTCCGATCGAATCGTAGATCTCGCCCTCTTCAAAAAGGCGACCGGGGTAACAGGTTCTTATGCACTTAAATGCCATGATCTGCTCCTTACCCAACTACTTGGGTTTGCTCGTCGATACTCGGCGTCAGAAACGCCTGGATCGTGCCGGTGGTCGGGTCAGTCCCTACCACGTCAAAATGCAGAGCGATGAACCGTTTGGTATTGAACGGCACTTTCACACGGACAACAATCGTGTCTGCGGTCAAGGCGGCCAACAGGATGTTCGTGGTGTTGATCGTCACCGGAGCGGAGCCCAGGAGTGCAACCGTAGTCGCGGTCTCCAGAATCACGTTCAACGACGTCAGCGTATTAAACGCCGTGCCGACACGAACGACCAGATACAGCCCGTCGTCGATAGACTGGTTGTACTGAGCCCCGAGGTCGATGATGTTCGTCGACGCCGCGTCAGCAGTGATGGCCTGTTCATCGACGCCAGTGGCTTCGATGTGAGTGAATGAATTAAGTATGTCTAGTAACATTTTATAATCCTCCAGATTATGTAGTGATTTCGTCTTCTGTTACCAGAAGCTGATCGCATTCACGCAGCGGAACGCCACGGAAACTCATGACCGTCCGACCTTGGACCGTTTCGTAAGTAAAACGAATGTTGGTCTGTTTCCAAGTCTGAATGTCAAGGTACGTCAGCACGTCGCCGTGCATGTAGAACGCAGCGCGTCCGAGCTTGCGGCCTTCAACCTTGTGAAGGGCCTTGATCATCATCTCGTTCAGATCGGCAGCACTGGACTGTGCCAGCATGTTGGCATGGTCGATGTTGGCAATGCGGACAATCGAGCGCCAGTCGCGAACCGTGAAGCCTACGTCCCACTTGTAGTGAGAGCGGTAAACCTGGTAGATTCCACCAGCGGCATCCGTGGTCACATCCTTACCCAAATCAGTCTGCTTCAGACCGGCTTGTGAGCCCTTCGGGTAGAACATATACGCGGTATTTGAACCCCAGACAATCAGCCAGATCGAAGTCTGGTCGCCGTCACTGTCGCCACCCGCGTCAATCACGTTAAAGCTCGACTGTGTTTCATCGGTGCCTAGTGAATTGTAGCGAGGAGACAACCCGGTAAAACGTTCGGGGTTGACCGAGGTATCGCCGTAGAACAAAGTCTGAGCGACGTTCTGGTTCATCGTTTCGATGAAAGGACGCTCTTCGGAAAGACGGAAACCCTGGGGGTCCGGAGCCTTGTCGATGAGGTCAACATCAGATTCAGCGTAGGCTTCGAGCATGCCCGAGCTATCGCTTACCTGTGCCGTGATACTCTTCGAGGGTTGGACACCCTGGTAGAGCTTGCGCCACGTGGCAGAAGGGAGACCCGTCCGCGTAGTGGTTTTGTTATTCGTCCCGTCGTTTGCTTCCTGGAAGGTAGCATCCATCAGGATGTCGTTTGTTTCCATCAACAGTTCCACGATGTTTGGTACGTTGCCGTTCTTATCGAGGCGGCTCGCCACATCTGAAAGTGTTGGGTTATTGGTTCCTACAGTTGCCATGATTTAACTCCTTATTTGTTCATGGTGGGGAACATTGTTTTCTCAACCGGCACTGATGCACCTGCACCACCGGACCCTTCCAAGAAGGTATCGTCCTGCATAGCCTTCCCAATGGCGGCTAGACCCTCAACAATCCACGGAATGTCGCCTGCGCGACCTCCTAGGGCTGCCTTCGCGTCATCGCCACTAAAGAACTTAGCACTGGCGGTCTTGGCCGCAGCCAGGTCCTCCGGTGCAAGTTTAGAAATTGTTGCTTGGTCTGCGTCCCATGCGTCATTGAAGGTCTTGGTCTCGACCTCAGCCTGTTGCTTCTGGAACGCAGCGTAATCTGAAAATAGTTCTTTCGCAGCCTCGGCGGTCACGTTCAGCTCATTGAGCCTCGGTGCGAAATGCTCGAGGGCCGCGGCGTCCATCTCAATCCCTTCAGGGAGTTCAACGGTGCCGTAGTCGACCGTGCCGGGTTCGCCACCATCGAGAAGGCTTTTGCGGTCGCCGGTTTCTTCGGTCGTGGTTTCTTCCGTGGTCGTGGTTTCCTCGGTAGTGGTCGCAGTGGACTCCTCCGTGGTGGCCTCTTCCGTGGTTGTGGTTTCTTCGGTTGTAGTTTCGTCTGCCATGGTATTATCCTCTGTTTATGTTTTCGTCCTGCATGAGAGCAAAGAGCTCCCGGTTTCTGGAGTCTGCCTGGATCAGCTGAAAGACCTGCAGCGCCATGTACTTCTTACCTTCGTTAAAAGCCATCTCATGATGTTGACCCAATGAGGAGGAAAAAAGTACATGGCGCT